CCGCAGGCTTTGCGCTGGGTAGAGACAATGTGGTGGGATACAACTGCTCGTATCTTCCCGTTGACAGCCCTCGTGCTTTTGACGAGTGCATGTACATATTGATGTGTGGCACAGGCGTGGGTTTCTCTGTTGAGCGCGAGAACGTGGACAAGCTGCCGATTGTCAGCGATACGATGCACGACACGGACACGGTGATCAAGGTCGGCGACTCGAAGCCGGGGTGGGCCACGTCGTTACGTGAGTTGATTGCGCTGCTGTACGCGGGTCAGATTCCGAAGTGGGACTTGTCTGCTATACGTCCATCCGGTGCGCGTCTCAAGACGATGGGTGGTCGTGCATCTGGGCCGAAGCCACTCAACGACTTATTCACATTCACCGTTAAGCTCTTTAAAAAGGCGAAGGGTCGTCGCCTCTTTCCTATCGAGTGCCACGACTTGATGTGTAAGGTGGGTGAGGTTGTTGTGGTAGGCGGTGTGCGCCGCTCTGCCTTGATCTCTCTGTCGAACTTAGGTGATGAACAGATGCGTCACGCCAAGACGGGTGAATGGTACGACGAGCCTGATCGTGGCATCTTTCGTGACGGCCAACGCGGTCTTGCCAATAACTCCGTAGCCTACAAGGGTAAACCGGAGATAGGTATATTCATGCGTGAGTGGCTGGCCCTGTACGACTCGAAGACAGGAGAGCGGGGCATCTTCAATCGTGAGGCTGCTGACAAGCAAGTTGCTCGTAACGGACGCCGTGAGACGGGCCACATGTGGGGCACCAACCCGTGCAGTGAGATCATCCTGCGTCCCTATCAGTTCTGTAACTTGTCAGAGGTTGTCGTACGAGAGAGTGACACGCTCGACTCGTTGAAGCGTAAGGTACGTCTCGCTACGATCTTAGGCACCCTACAGTCTACGCTGACTGATTTTAAATACTTGAGGAAGGTATGGAAAGACAACACAGAGGACGAGCGTTTGCTCGGCGTGTCCTTGACTGGTATCATGGATCACTCCGTTCTTTCAAAATCCGTAGACTCACCGCGCTGGCTGGAAGAGATGCGGCAGGTAGCCGTCGACACGAACAAGGAGTACGCGGAGAGGCTTGGTATTCCACAGTCGGCTGCTATCACCTGTGTAAAGCCGTCGGGTACTGTATCGCAACTGGTGGACGCTGCAAGCGGCATTCACGCTAGGCACAACGACTACTACATCCGTACTGTACGTGCTGACAACAAAGACCCCTTGACACAATTCCTCAAGGAGCAAGGGGTGTACAGTGAGGCAGATGTAACTAAGCCTGACACGACTACGGTGTTCTCATTTGCTATGAGGTCACCTGATGCTGCTGTCACACGCACGGACATGTCGGCTGTAGAGCAACTGGAGTTGTGGAAAACGTACGCAACTCACTGGTGTGAACACAAGCCGTCGGTGACAATCACTGTGAAAGAACACGAGTGGATGCAAGTCGGATCGTGGATATACGATAACTTCGATGTGGCATCGGGCGTCTCGTTCCTTCCTCACACTGATCACTCGTATCAACAGGCTCCCTATCAGGACATCGAACGGGAAGAGTATCTCGAATGGCAGGAGCGATTCGGTGCGTTTAAGATAGACTGGGATGCGTTGTCCGAATACGAAAAGGAAGACAATACGTCCGGCTCTCGTGAGCTTGCGTGTACGGCAGACTCGTGTGAGGTAGTTGACCTCAATGCCGCCTAAGAAAGAAACGCGTCCCATATGGAAACAGGGGAAGGGGTGGATTCAATACGATCCGCCCCGGAACCATCCCTGTTACGAAGAGTGGAGAAAGCTCGTTGATCGAAGTAAAGATAACGCCTGAATTAGTAGAGCGTGCAGAAAAAAAAGTTGCCCACGTAGGCATCCTAGAGGGCAGTATAACGGGCAGTACGAGTCATGTGGTAGGGGCGCTAGGGGAGCTTATCGTAAGCGACCTCACGGGCGCTCTAGAGGCGAATAACAGGCACTACGATTTGCTGCTGGGCGACAAGCGCATCGACGTAAAGACAAAGCGGTGTAACACGAAGCCTCGACCACACTACGATTGTACGATACCCGCACACGGAACGAAGCAAGACTGTGACTCGTACGTATTCGTACGCATCAAGATTGACGGCTCGAAGGCGTGGATTCTCGGGGAGATAGATAAGCGTACATTTTATCGCAATGCGAAGTTTTATCGTCGCGGTGATATCGATCCGGACAACGGATTCGTATTTAAGGCAGACTGCTACAACCTGCCAATAGAGGAGTTAAATAATGTATAAGGCACTAGTGATAGTGTGTTCTTTTTATTTACCAGACGGACCCTGTATGAATTTCGAAGACGAGTGGGGGCCGTATCGGACAAAAAAACTTTGTGAAGAGAGGGTTATGAAGATGTCAGAGATGATACTTCAGATGCCTAAGCCTCTTCCACCACCGCACGCGTACTCGTACAAGTGCGAAATAGTAGGAGAACAGCTATGAAAGCACAGCTATTTTCTTTGACGGCACATCTACGGCAAGACGGTAACGTCGAACTCAATAAGGAATCGGTGCGTCCGGAAGACCTAGAAAAAGAAATGGACACGGGAGTGCCTGACTATGAGGGCACACACTCCATCGTGTCCTTATTACGTTACTTAAATTTATCTGCTGACGAGATTATAAACAAGTCGACAAGATACGTTTAACTTTTCTTCGCACCTACGATGCGATCTGCTGCTGTAGGCTTGGGATTATTATCGTATCCTGCCTTCACACTCAACATACCAAATGACGTATTTCCACCTCCGGACATCTGCATCGGTGCCATCGGTGACATAGCCGTCTGTTGTTGACGCTTACGCTGTGTGTTTTGTTGCGTCGGGCTTGCGGACATCATTCCGCCAGCGGACGCTTTTTTTCTTTTCTTGGCAGTACCGCCGTACATCATCGGCTTGCGCTTGGCTGCACCACCATACATCATGGCCTTGCGTTGGCCGTTGTTGTACGTTTTCATTAAGAGTCTCCCTCTTTCTCTTTTAGTTTTAACGCTTCTAAGGCATCGTCTGTCGCTTCCGCCAGAAGGTCTTGATCTATCTGTCCCAAGTAGTCCTTTGCGTCTAGACCTAAAGATGCGAATTCTGTTATGACAAAATTCACAATCAAGTCTGCCCCCATCTCTATTTCCGCCCTTGTCATGTTTTCAGGATAGTTCAGAAACTGACTCATGAACTTTGCGCCTTCTTTTTCTGAGGCTGCTAGTTTCATAATATCAATTCCTGCCTGTGTCGCTAGGGCAACTGATAATTCTGCTGCGACGTACTGGGGACTGACCATGCCGCGACGAAGGTTGAAGGCACGAGATATCAGCTTGTTCACCCCAAATTCCGCTACAAGATTATTGATCTTAGGGTCGTACTGTCCCATAGGGGCTTTAGACTTCATCATAAAATACTGAGACACATCTCGTAAAAACGATGCGTGATCCGGCCCGAGTATAGACTCTACTTGTTCGTAAGCAGGACCACTCATAATTTTGTACAGGGCTTCTGGCTGTACAAAAGCCTCTCGTACTTCTTTGTCCCCTCCCATAGGAACGACGCCGCCCTTCTTCATCAATCCATCAAGAAGAAGGGTGGCTATGCCATCGTTGATTGCTTTTTCAATCGGAACTTCTCTACCTCGTAAAGTGACGGTTGTTATGTTCGGATCACCCCCGGTGAGACGCAGACGAACATCTAACGCAAGAGTCTGCAAGTCATCGGCGGTTCCGGTTTCAAAGTACCTCTGCACAAAAGAGACAGAATTGCGACCGACGCCAGCGGCTTCTGCGATAGCCCTGTTCACTTCGTTCCGTTTAGGATCAGCTAGTCCGGTTACTGTCTTTGTCTGTCGTTCGATTTCCGTCACGATGCGATTAGCGGCTCTTTTGCCTACTGCAAGAGCATCATCATCCTGTTCGAAAAGATTTTGCAAGGAGCGAGACTCACTGACCATCCCCTCTAAATCTAACATGCTATGTACAACTGCCCCATCGATACCCGGATTTACATTGTTGGGTCCGTTTATGATGCGAATATTGAATGCTGATTCTACATCTTCTACGTTTTCAAGCGAGGGCAGTTTGTCTTGCATATTTAAGCCGCCGGTCTCTCGTATGTCCCGTGCGAGTCCCGGAGTGCGACGAGAGCGTTTCGCTGCAGTGTCTAGCTTTCTGGTGACTTCACGCGCCCACCCGTCATATATAAATTCTTGAAGTGTGCTTTGCAGTAAGTCGTACCTTTTTTTACTTGCTGGGTTAGAGAAGTCGAAATAGAGGTTGCCTTGCATATCTTTGTCTGCAAACTCGCCAAACAATCTTCTTGCTTGACTGTCTAGTTTTGTGAGATCAGTGGCGTCCCCCTTCATCGCACTTCGTATTTGACCGATGAGAGGTAGGAGCATCGTTCCCGGTTCGACATTTCCGTACCCATAATCTAGAAGTCGAGCGAATACCCCACCTTCAATATCTGCTAAATCATCAAGAACGTCTTCGTAAGGTTCTGCTTCGTCAGCAGGACGAGGACCGAGTTTTCCAAATTTTTGTGATCTAAGAGTCTTTGTGGCCGGACCCTCCATGCGTTGAAATCTATCGAACCACTGGACTTTATAGTGATCCGCACCTGCCTGCCACTCGTTGTAATAGTCTCCTACGTTGTTCTTCACAAGGTTTCGTACATTTGTCGCGTATTGTTTGTAAGCACGAGAAAGTTTCGGGTCTTTGAGAGATACGGCGTAATCGCGGAACGCAGCGTACACTTCCATGACTTCTCCGGGTGCGGCTTGAAATCCACGGAAGTCGCCCTTCTCCATAAGATGTAAAGCAACATCTAATTCTGTAGCCTGAAGAAGTTGTCCTTTTTCAACGTCTAACCCTGCCTTACGAGACATCTCGATAATTTCGTTATTCATAAATGCGTCGTACGTTTCAGGACTCAACGTGCCGCGTATGGAGCGCTTTGCCATTTCGTTGAAAACGCCGAATACTTTCTGACCCATCTGCCCTTTGAAAAATTGAGAATCTGCACTGAAGAAGTCTCTGAAACTATCGGGGGTTATGGGGGCACCAGTCGTGGGGTCTTTTGTAAACGCAAGAAGGTCCGTGATCATTCCGCTTACGTTTACAGTCACACCATCAGCAAGAGCTTTCTTATCGAGGGCACGTAATGGAGCGCGTGCCTGTTCTCGGGTGTCTGCAGTGAAAGTCATAAGGACGCGTTCAGCATCCCTGCTTCTTTGACTTACATCTGCCTGACGCAGTAGGCGGGTTTCTTTAAGAACCCTAGAGCGTTCCTGTAACGCTTCTCGTGCTTTATCAGAGAGCGCCCTCTGTGCAGCAACAACATCTAGTTCGGGATCGATAATCCGTTTTACGTCAACTCCTAAACTAGTAAGTGCTGTGATTGTGTTTGCTTTTACATCTTGTGACGGATCAGACAGGGACGTTTCTATCAGGTTGACGACAGTGCGATCCATATCTTCCATCTGTAAATCGAAATCGTCTTGGAATCGGACAATCGTCGCTTCGAGCGTTTTCATGTAGTCTTCGAGAACTTGTCCATTTTCCGGATCGATATTTTTGTTATCAGCTAACATCTGTCGTAGTTTCTTTACAGACAGTGTAGCGGCGTTTAAGCGATCTTTTTGCATTACTGCGAGGTTGCTGGCCTCTCGTATGCCCTCTGCCCCCTGTACTGCCATAGCACTTACACTGCCCATAGACAAAGCTGAAGCAGAACGCATCCATCCTAAGTCGCTCATTTCAGCAAAAGTTTCGGAGAAAGCCTTGCGTACATCCTCTTGTTCTTTCGAAGGGAACGCACCGACAATTTTCAACTGTAAGTCTTCATACGCTTCCATACTTTCGCGAACCATTTTACGAGATTCGTCATCGAGGCTGTTATTTACAGTCTTTAGGTACTTCAGGGCGCGTAGTTCTGCAAATGTTAGATTACGCCCCTTAGCTTGTTTTATGAGCTTACGATACGTTCGAAGGTCTCTATCTGTTATAATTCCGGTGAATAGTTCTGTCGGTTTTTCCGCACCTGCCATTTTAGCAAAGGGATAAGACACGAGACTTGCTGCTGTTTCCAGAACTACTCCCGCCTCTTGCGCCATGTTACCCGTAGCAGCGTTCGCCCGAGCAAAACCGTAACCTATACCCTTAAGAGTAGGTCGACCTACAGATAGATAGATGAGCGCTCCTATTCCCTCTGCAGCAAAAACGTCTCCTCCTAATGCAGGAGCCATAAAATATCCCGACGCAACTTGAACGGCTGTCAAGGGCAATCCCTCGACTAGAGTGCTTTTAAGAATAGGAGAGCCGTGCATTCGCAGTCGAGCGACGTTCGCGCGCCTCTTCATCGTTTCTATATCCGCAAGAAGTTTCGGAACTTCTAGGTCGTTATCGAAGCTGTATCTTTGTCCTTTTCTATACGATCCTAACCTGTCTGAGGGAACTGTCTTCCCATCCATAACTCTACGTCTATCTAATTCGTTTTGAAGTTTTACGATATCATCAGCTATTCTTTGTGTTCCCGCTTCTGCGGCTTCGAAGGCAAGAGTACGCTCTACCCTGCCCCTGTTGAATTTTTTTATTTTGTTACTGCTTTCAAGTGCTAGAAGTTGCTCACCGAAACTCATAGAGCCGAGTCGTTCGCCAAAGTCATCTCCCGCATTTACGTAGCTATCAATCTTCTTACGCAATGATTCTACATATTCTTTATCAGAGGCTTTACGAGCCTTTCCACTTCCAAACAAAACCAGCAGGGTGTCAATAGCCGAAACCCCTACCCTTTCACTTGTAGATAGTGTTCGAACTACTGACGACACGACATCAGAAGCCACGCTTTCATTGACAAGAGGACGTGCTATTTTAGCTGTGCTGCCATCTGCATTTTGTACTTCTATATTCAAAAGGCGATCTAGACGCTCCGGATCATCCGCAAGTCGTGCCGTGAGTTCTTCTCTAAGAATCTCCTGCAGTGTTTGTTGCGTTGTTCTTAGACCGAAGTCGTCGGAAAGAGTTTGCGCCCAAGTCTTTTCTACGGCATCGCGATAGGGTTTTGCGGCACGCCACATATCCGTAATCCCGACGTATCGTGTTTCAAATTGTGTTCCTAACATACTGTTAGAAACTGCCTGTGGCACGTTGGCTATGTTCGCTCCTGCCCACCCGAAACCGGATGCTGCAGCAGACGGCACCCAACTGAAAAGCGCGTCACCGGCGAAGTCTAGACCTTCGACACCGAGATTACGATAGAGTTTCTCCTCTATGACGTTCATCATGCTGTTTGTTGATACACGGTCTACGACGATCTGTTCGAGAAGAGTAAAGTCTTCCGGAAGAAGGTCTTGATTGAGAGGAACATTTGCGAACTTACCTGCTACACTTTTACGTATTTCGGATTTAGCGGCGTACTTCAACTCTTGTGCGCTCATAAGGTTGGGAGACTCGTACGCTTCTTCCGTAGGAGCAAACTTTCCCTCGCGCTCGAATTCGACAATAACTTGCGAATCCGCTTTACTTTGTTGATATGTGTACTCGTCTAGAAAATCTAGAAGTTGATTTTCGAAATACTGACGTGTCTCCGGACTTTCATCAAGATTCTTAGACTCTTTTACGAAGCTCAACAACTTCGCTTGAGTTACATTAGGCAGAGACGTTATCTGTCCCCGTTCGATTGCAGTTTTGAACTCATCTATTGTAAGACCGCGCTGTTGCTGCTCTCGGCTCTCTTTCATGCTGGGGCCGAGTGTACCCTCCGGGGTCAACGCACCTCCGTACGTCTCGTCTTGCCCCGCGATATCTCCTACTTCTCCAGTTGCGCCCGGACGAGGATCGATGTCAAAGATGCCTCCTCTTTCCGCTGCCTTTCCCGGTGCTGCGGTTATAATAGCCGGATCAGGAATTACCTTATCTACGACGCCGACGGCTTGTTCGATGACATTCTTTTCTTCGTCGGGCTTTTTTTGTTTGAGAGCTTCGGCCATCAGGTCTGTATCCCTACTGGTTGTGGGGGCTGATATCCCTCTGGATACGCGTTTTTATACGCTTCGGGTAAGCCTTCCTGCGTGAATAATTCATCAAGCATCCTCTTCATTTCGGGGGAAGTAGGATCGATAATCACACCTTCATTTAGATTTCTAATCTGACCGTTCCGCGTGAACATGTACTCCACCCCGTTCACGGTAAATATATTGGGTGCTTGTGGGTTGAACGAGAATTTCAGCGTTGACTGATCTTCTCCACCCGTGCCCTCTACATCTCGAAATCCGCCCAGACCCGCACGTTTTGCAAGATCATCAAATGCTTTAGACCCCTGCATGAAGAGTTTTGCGTTTTTAGTAACCGGACCTCTGGTGTCAGCGTACGTCATCAAAGCAGCATATCTGTTAAGCTGTCCCTCGAATTCTATAATAGCTATTTGTATCTTATCGACTATGTCTTCTGGTCTGTCGAGATCACCCCCCAGTCTCACAAGCTGTTGAAGAACGTCTTGGTTCGACAAACGTCCTGACGGGTCTGCTGCACGAGCCATCTGGAAGGCAAGGGATATACGCATCGCTTCGAAACGAGCGTATGCACTAGCCATCTCTTCACGACTTAATTCACGCTTGTCTTCTCCCTCACCGACAAAAAGACGTTTACCATTGTCGTAATTTTCGAGCGCACGATTTCTAGCAATCTGTATTTTTGTTTGTTGTTTGCCAAGAAACTCCGTAGTTACGACTTTGTATACTTGTCCGTCGGCACCTACTCTTTCACCAGTTTCAGCATCGAAGCCGTCTGTCGTAGCATTTGCCGCTGTCATTGTTGTTATGCCGGTAGTCGTAAAACTTTGAACCTCTCCTCCTTCTTCTCCCCCGACCCCGAAGAAGAAATCTATTATGTCAAGACCCGTTTCGACTGCTTTTGCATACCTGCTTATGACCGCCGGAGCGTCGAACTCATTCATAACGAGTTTTTGGAACCCTCTAAGTCCGGTCTCTTTATTGAGGACTTTTTCGATAGCGTCGTGACGCTCAACAATTTTATCGAAGTCTTTATCCGTAGCTGATGCGTTTATAAACAAACGAGCAGCAAAGAGACGAGTGTCATTTATGTCTTGATCGACTGTGCTTTTCTGATTGAGCGGACGTGCGGCTTTGGTGGTTCCGAACTTTTGAGGTCTCAAGAAAGAACCGAGTATGTACGACATGTCGACATAGCTACCGCCCGTTTCATCGACAAGAAACTTTACCATACTTTTAGCTACGTCTTCGTTAATGTTTCTTACGGCTAGTGGATTTTGAAACGCAGCAGTAGTTATTTTAAATTTTTCTGCAAATTCTAGGGTGCTTTCCCACAGAGTTTCTTGTTTGGCCGCATCGTATCCGATAGTCGACGTGTAATCGTACCACCACTTGTTACTTTCATCCGGACCTATCTTAGCACCGAAGTTCGCTGCGATATCAGCAGCGTAAGGAGCTTGATCGGGAGTTACGTCTAATTGAATTATTGTGCCACCCCCGACGTGGTCCGCAGGAGTGCCGTCTCCTACTTCGTCGTCTTTATCCGGTGCGTTTCGTAGCGCGTCCGTAAACACGGATATATACTTATTTTTGTCATACGTCGGAGTCAAAGCCATGTTTTGATCGAACGTATCTACAATTCGCATAAAGCCGGTGGCATCAAGGTTAGGATACTCTCTATCTTTGGGGGTCTTCGATATATCATTAGCTATGATCGTACCCAAAGCGCTCATACGAGTGTAAAATGCGTTGTGAATTTGTGTCGGAGCTTTTTTCCACTTATCTCTGTTTGACGTGATTGCAAAATTTAACTGTGCTGCGGCGCTTATAGCGTCGTTGACTGTTAAATCTCCGTATATATCTATAGGAAATTCGTATTTTACATCTTTAAATTCTATAACAGATTTTGTGAAATCATCTTCATCGTCGTCCTTAGCGGTCGATTTAAGCTGCCCCATCACGGACATCATCTCTTCGCTGGTAAACGCATCGTCTCCGCGTGTGCCGAATATATCTATGCCACCCTGTTCATCTATGCGCTGTTGAGCTTTAGTGACCATGTTCTGTATCACGTCTACGTTTTTATTGTTGAAATCGTCACCAAGACCCGCAGTAAAAATTGCGTTTTGAATCGTAGCTATGCGATCCTTTTCACCTTGACGACGTTCCATTTCGCGTCCGATGTTTTCTGTGAAACCTTTTACGAGTCCTGATGCGAGTGCGTAGCCGATACCCATCGTTTACGATTCCTTCTTTTCCATAGTCATAAAGTTTTCTTCTTCGCGAGGTTGCGGCATCTGCCCACGCCGGATACCTTCGTTGATTGTTTCGCTAACATACGCGAACATAGCCGGATTGTTGTCTCGCATCATTGCAAAGAACGTCTGATCATCCATCTCATCCTTTGTGACAGCGTCTTCATTTTCGAACAAGCGGTAAGGTATGTTTTCTTCTTCCGCGACAGAAGCGATGTACATAGCGAGTGGTCCCTTAATAATCAGACCTATGTCCGGAGAGAACCCACCTTCTTGGAAGGCTTGAAATATGTACCCCTCGACAAGCGCCTCGACTGACGCTCCGACCATAAGCAATTTCATCATCTCTTCGCGCACAGCAGGCACGTCTAGCGAGTCGACTGCCCTGTCGAGTACAGTTTGTGGATCGACTCGCTCCTGTGGTTGACCCCACGGCCAACGCTCGTTGTCGATTGTCAGGCTGTGGCCCGGAGGAGCCATAGCAAAGGAATCTTTCGCTTCGATAGTTCCGGCTTGGGGACGAACTTCTTCTTCCATGCTTATACCTTGATATCTTTAGGTTGAGGAGTGACAAGAGTCTTGCGACCTTGCCGTACAGTCAAAGGCATGTGTTTAGCTCTGAAATCTGCCATTTGAGGATTTGTGCTATTCTGTAGGAAGTCGGGTATTCTTACAGCTAATTTTTCGTTGTTCATAACTAACTGTGATTGAGGACTTAACTGCACCTGACTAGCTTTTCGCGAACCCGCAGCGAGTTCTGCCGCAGTGCGAGGTCGCGCTTCTGGAGCTTGAGAGAACACACTACCCGTAGCGTCTCCCTTCGCGTCTAAAAACCCCGTGCTTGTAAGTAGCGCATTTGCAAGGTCTTTTCCTGTGCCGCCCTTCCCCGCTTTTGTTTGAGAGGCACCTCCTGAAAGTAAGTCCCCAACCATAGGTATCATAGCGGCTACAAGCGCAAATTTAGCGTTACCTCCAAACATCAAGCAGTCCCCCTATTTGCATACCACAGCGCAAGCCAGTTTCCGATACCTGCAGCTAAGTTGTCTTTTTGTTGTTTGTTATATAGGGACTCGCTATTCGCAAATTCCATAGCCATGATACCAACCTCATGTTGACGTTGTAAGAACGATTCTGTTTTTTGTAGCGCCCACGCAGCTTCGTCTCGATATCGTTGCCACAGATTGTTGAGGGCATTCTGCGTTGCGTTGTAAGCGTTTTGTGTGTTTATACGATTAGTTTCATTTTGCAAAGCAACGTCAGCAGTGTTGACCTGTCTGCGCCATTGAACATTCGACTGATCTATCGCGTACTGCATGTTCGCATTGAACTTTTCACGGTTATCACGCATCGCAACATTAAATTGATTTTGTGCGTTTACTTCACCGGCGTTGAACTGTTCGACAGCGGCTCTGCGGTTAGCATTTGCTGTCTCGACTTGGGATTCTAGTTCTGCAAAAAACTCTTCGACTTGCAACTCGTTCTTGGCGTTGAACTGACGACGGGCGTTTTCTTCTGCCGCGTCTTTAAATAGAGCTTGCGTCAGGGCGTTGTATGATAAAACTGCTGATTGTTGTTGTGCATCGAGGTTTTTAGTTTCCGTAGCGAGAAGAAGCTGTGCGTTCGTAACCGCACCCTTCAAACGCGCAGAGAGATTAATACGATCCATCGCTGCATAAACTGCTGCGTTTTGAAGGGCGGTTTTCTGACGATTGTCTAGATTTTTTAAATCGATGGTTGCGTAAGTTTTCGCATCTGCCGCCGCGATAGGTATGCCCGACTCCATAACGGCCTGTGTTATAGCCGCCCCTGCTATAGACGATGCACCTAAACCACGAGCCTGCATAACACCAGCAATCTTTCGCGCGTTCGGTGCGGCCCACGGAGGTAGCGGCTTGCCCTCTTCGATACTGGACATCAGTTGTCCTAATTGATACTGGACAGTGCCCCGCTTATCGAGTTCTGCAGTAGCAGCCTGTGCTTGGGAACCTTCAGAAACCGTGCCCTGAATTTGTGACAAATCAATTTGTGGTGCAGACTCGATTTGTGCAGCTTCCATCGCTTCGATGTTAGGCGCGATACGTTCCGTCGCTGATATTTGTCCGACATCTGCAGCAGGTGCTGTAGGGGTGGTTACGTCGATGCCGGTCAACGAGGCTTGAGCCGTCTCTGCTTGGGGGGCAGTGCCGAGCTTCGTGTCTGTAGTCTGCTGTATTGTGTCAGATGTTACTGTCGGTCGAACGACTTCAACTTGAGGAATGCCTGTTTGCATTCCGGCAGCTTGTTCTCCTACCTGTGCAGCTAGTTTAGCGTCGGTATCTATTTTTTCTACAGGTTCTGCCATCTTATCTAAATCCCATGAATACGGAGACGACCATAGCTACAACTAAGATCGTGCTTCCCATGATCATCGCTTCTAAGCGCCACATACGTTTATCAAGTGACTCTAGTTTCTCTTGCACGTTGGCGTACCGGATGGCACACTCTTTCTCATGCGCCTCTAGCTCCATCTGCGTTTTAAGTACAGGTTCCATTGTCTGTTCGAGTTTCATGCGATTACCAGATCGTAAGCTCAATATAACCATCTTGACCGGGTGCGCTTGTCGTGCTGCCAGCGGTAGCGGCTGCTCCGCCTGCCCCAAGCGAATAGGTCAATACCTCGCCGGCAATGTTAGTATCTTTGATATATAAGTAACCGAGATTGCCGTTGCCGCCGAAACTACAGCTAATGTCAAAGTTGTTCATTCCGGGCGCACCGCCAGCAGCGCCACCCGCTCGAATTAATTGTCCAAGACCGCTGTCGCCCGTGAGAACTGTAGCCGTTCCTGAAGTAGAGCCGCGACCTGACGCGCCGCCTTTCACGACCATAGCGATACTAAGATTAGTGTTAGACACTGTCGTCTGTCCGCCGGTATTGCCGTCGCTGGTGAAGTTTCCGCTAAATTGAGACGCGCCGCCAGAACCGCCACCGCCGGATGCTTTGATTAGTATCGCCTGCGCGTCAGAAGGTATCGTATAGGTAGTGCCAGACGTTAGTACCTCTATCACTTGAGGGTAGGGGTTAACAGCAGCGGTAAATGACAGCGCACCTGAACCGTTAGTTTGAAGAAGTTGCCCATTACTGCCATCACTTGCAGGAAATGTGTAAGGATCACCGCTTGAACCATTTTGAATTGTTCCGGTAACATTACCAGTAACATTACCCGTAACATTACCAGTAACATTACCAGTAACATTACCAGTGACATTTCCTTCCACATCCGCAACGAGCGTACCCTTTGTGATACTAAGGTTGCCGGTATCTGCACCCGTAAAAGTGCCGGTGCCCATTGCAAACTTGTCTTCGCTCTCATCGAAGCCGATAAAGGCGTTGTTGGCGCTGCCACGTTCGATGACAATACCGGCGTCATTCGAGGGTGATCCACTCGTATTGTTAGCCAGTTCGATTAGGCTGTCCGATACAACGGTGTTTGTTGTAGCCACGGTGGTAGTGGTGCCGTTGACCGTTAAGTCACCGCCAACAGTCAGGTCGTCTACGACATTGACTACACCTGAACCTTTGCCGTCGAGCTTTAGGTTAATGTTGGTGTCATCACCAGACGCTTGAATGAGAGGATGTCCACCTGTTGCGGCGTTAGCAATCGTGATCTCGTTGACTGCACTGCCTGTCTCTGTGAACTTGATAATTTCGCGGGTGCCGTCACCAATCGCGTTGCCGTTAACGTCGAGCATACCGCCAAGCTGGGGAGAACTGTCCCCTGAAAGGTCTGTGTCAACTTGGGCAAAACTTAGTTGACCCGAACCGTCAGTCTTGAGGAAGTGACCTGCAGTCCCGTCTGCAATCGGGAAGTTCAAGCCATCGAGGACAATCTTGCCGTTGCCGTTGGGTGTAATTGTAATGTCGCCGTCAGTGTTAGTGCTGGTAATCGCGTTGCCGTCAACTTTGATGTTATCGACACGCAGATCAGTCACGGCAGAATTCGTGCCAATAGTGACGCCATCAATCTCACCAGCAGCAATGTCTACCTTGCTGATGTCCACCTCACCAGTGCCATTCGGTGTAAGTGCAATGTTACCGTTAGAGTCCGTTGACGTAATGGCGTTACCGTTGATATTGATGTTATCAATTTGCGCTTCGGTCACCGGACTGTTCGTGCCAAGAGTTACAGCATCTACTGCACCGCTATCAATATCAACCTTGCTAATATCCACCTCGCCCGTGCCGTTTGGCGTCAGAGCAATGTTTCCGTTAGTGTCGGTGCTTATGATGGTATTACCGTTGATGTTAATGTTGTCAACATCGAGGTCACCTGTTACGTTGGCAGCGCCCGTAATAGTTAGGGTAGCAGTGTCGATAGTCACGGCTGTCGATGCGTCGATGTCAACAGTCGGCGCAACCATCTCTAATTCTGTGTCTGCGTCGATGTCTAGCTTACCGTCTGCACTAGACAGAATCTTCAGGCCGCTGTCCCGGAATTGAATAAACTTATCTGTCGCAACAGTAATGTCCGTGGTAGTTGCAAGGGTGCTTCCTGATTGAGTGGTTTCTTGCGAGGGACCGAGTTTACTTATAGGTCCGCCGTCTCCTGTCGTAGAGCCATCGTGTGTGTGACCGGACGATGCGTTGAACGCAGACTCGATAGCGTTAAATTCACCGTCGAGAGGCGCAGCATTGATCACGTTGCCGTCCGCAATCTGATTTGTTGTGTCGTTACGAGTGTAGCCTGCCATCGTTGATTACCTTCTTCCGTATTGTCCGTACTCTATCACTGCAGCGTCGAGAGAGAACGGTGGGCCGGTGCCGCTCGACTCGAATTGTAGAGACACAGTGAATCCGGAACCTTGTGTTTGTGTGTCGAATATAGACTGGAGAGATTCTCCGCTGTAAGTGGATGTTCCAAATATCGCTGCAGGATCACCAAAAGTAGCGATACCCGCAGAACTAGATGTGTTACTTAGGTTGATCGTCGCCGGTTCAATAACCCCTGTTTCGCTAAGATCGTACTTCATGTTGAAGTCGAGGTTAACTGTGCCCTGCGGATCAGTGTAAATAGTGGCTTTGTATACGCTCTTGCGTGTTCGCGGGTCTGAAATAGGAAAGTAAGGAGTAGAAAAACTTGCCGTAATGTCCGAGCCATCAAAGCTGTTGCCAGACTCCATTTGATATACGTACCCGTCATCGTTTGCAAAAATCACAGTCTCTGCTTTGCCTGTGTATGTCGAGTCTGCAACGTACGCTTTTATTCCCGTCGTTTCGGCCCAGTTTAGTCCCGTGCCCTGTTCGCCCTGTATTTGGGTGCCTATGATGCCTTTCGATGCTGCCGCTGTCGTTGTCGATGCAAATCCAAAGATACGATACTGGGACTTTTCTCTAATCGTTACGGATGAAAAAGAAGTGTTACCGGATGTGAGAGCAACGATCTCTTTTTGTATCGGCTTAGTCACTGACGCTAAGTTAAAGTCTTCGTTACGTTCTGTTCCCGCAACTGTACGCAAGCCGTCTGGGCCTAAGAATATAACGTCACCAGATATTTCTCGTGCCGTATCATTTACAACGCAACCTATATTGTCTGTGATAGGCTGCATCTGAAAATCTGCAATGCTGCTGCCTACGATACGTGAGATACGATCTTCGGAGAAGACGATAAGTTGTTCACGGAAAACTATTAAATCTGTTATACTACTGCCTACGTTGATTATACCACCGCCGGAAGCTGCTGTAAAGTCATCATCTTCGAATGGCGCAGAAAAGATAAGGTTCTCGCCCTTTGCAGCAAAGATATGTTCCTTGAATTCTACTGCGTGTGTGGCACCCTGTAAGTCTGACGGCCCAGAAAGCTGCGAGAGATCAGAAGCAGTGACTCCTGCAAGTATCAGGGGGTAGCCTATGCCATCAACAATGAAGAGCTTGTCGTTGCCGTCAAAGTTGTACTTACAGAAACGTACACGGCTAGTGCTTGCCCCAAGTGTCAAAGATGTTGACAGGTCTGTCCACGCTCCTGATCCGGCTGCGCCTGCAAAAAGTTTAGGATTAGTACTGGATTGGTCGCGTGCAGCTATTACTCTACCTCTAAAAAACGTCACACCTAAGACGTTGTTTTGTCCGGTAACAACATTCGAGTTAAACTTGGTAAATCCCTCTATACGTCGATAGCCGCCTTCTGTAGACGGTTCGAAATTGATGAGGTTACGTGCAGAACCCGGAGCGGCACTGCCGTGCTGCAACGGACTTAGGTTGCTGATAAGACCCCCGCGAAACTCGATGGGGTACGTTTGCCAACGATCAGGCATATTAGGTTGCCCTTACATAATAGTTTTCGTTTACAAGTATCTTACGCATGTTCTTCATGCCTTCGTCGAATTTGTTTTTCGATATCGAAGCCATCTCCATGTTATCGCGGAACATGTAGCAGTAGTGCATGGCACCATCTACGATTACATGCTTGTACGGCTCTGGTATCATAGGCACGTCATCATGCAGAGATAGGTTTACAGGGTGTAAGAAGTATTCGTACTCTACCGTGTACGCTTTGTCAGGCATAGGTATGATGCCGAAGTAGCCATCCTGTGATCGGAATACAAACTCGGGTACACCCCCCTTCGTAACGTCTGTTTCGTCTTCTTGATCTATATAACGATCAACGTATTCTACGTACGTAATTTTGCGTAGCCTACGCGCTCTACCTAAGTCTAGACTTGTGTCCCGTTTCACTCGGAACGTATCGAAGTCTACGTACTTAGCTTCGTCTGCGAATGAGTAACGGGTTTCCCCAGCAACCAACGTGATCTCGTCCGAGTTGTGGTTGTAAGGCCAGTAGAGGTAGTATTGATTGATATCGTGGATAGCAGAGTTCACTGCATCTTTTATCGTGCCATAAAACCCCTTTGCAGTGGCGAAGTTGGTAGTTGTCAGTTCTACCTCGTTTAGGCGTCTAGCAACCTCGTTGACGATATCAAGATAATTGTACGGCATCAGCTACGCTCCCTCACTCGCAAGTTAATCACTCGTTTCGTAACGATAGCAGCACTTGTTTTAGATGACGCACTCGTTGTAATTTCACAGACAAGTTTGTTGTCTATGTTTGCGGTGCCACCCGACAGCACGATAGTCGCAGTCGTAGTGGTGTTTGAAATGCTATTTACAGTGATGCCGTTGAACGTATCCGAAGCAGATAGGTTGCTCGACTCCGTGCCGTTCGCCTGTATGAAACGCCACGCAACAGAGGCGATAGTTACACTGTCGAGATCGAGATATCGAGACCAGTCTACAGTGTAGTCTAGCTGTTCGTCCGGGTCTTTGTCAGGCCAACGTAATGACATGTTATGCTACCTTTGCTAATCTTTTTTGTGGCTGGGCTACAGATATCACCCGTACCTTTTCTTTACGGACAAATGCGGTGCGTTGTGCATCTTGAAGAATGTATACTATACGATCAGACGGTTCGCCGACTGCCACTTCCCGTGCGGGTTCTTGACTGACAGACGCGACACGATCTCGACTGTGAAGGGCCGGATCGAAACGGAAGGAAAGAAACCCGACCGCAACGACTGTTGCTTGACCCGCTACGGCCCCGGTGCCTTTTCCTATAAACGCAGTAGAGGCAGCTACGCTTGCTACACCTGTTACACTAAAGGTGCCTTCTGCGATTAATTTTGCGCTGGAACTAGTCGATGCTGCAGATGAGATTGTTCCGGATACAACTGCGATTAGTGCCCCTGCCGCTGTCGTAGACGCTGACGCAGAGACAGACCCGGCTCCAACGAATACGAATCCACCTATTGCGCTAACACTTGCCGCACCACTAACACTCGCTGTTCCGAGTTGAATGTGTGATCCGGTTGCGGACGCAGAACCTGCACCGGAGACACTCGCCGTTCCTAACTGGACACGAGAGCCTGTTGCGGATACAGACGCTGCACCACTGACACTAGCTGCACCTTTGGCAGTAAGTGCCCCTGCTACGGAGACGGATGCTGCGCCACTAACGCTTGCTTCTCCCGCAGCGACAAGTGCCCCTGCTACAGATACAGAACCCACGCCAGAGACACTTGCTGCCCCTTTGGCTGTGAGAGTTGTGACTGCAGACACGGATGCTGCGCCACTAACAGCCGCCGTTCCCAACTGTACACGAGAGCCTGTTGCAGATACGGAAGCTGCGCCATTAACACTAGCTGTTCCTTTGGCAACAAGTGCCCCTGCTACAGATACAGAAGCTGCCCCGCTGACACTGGCTGCGCCTTTGGCAATAAGTGCCCCAGCTACAGATACAGAACCTACGCCGCTGACACTAGCTGCACCTTTAGCAACAAGCGTCCCGGCTACGGAGACAGATGCCGCCCCACTGACACTGCCCGTCCCTAACTGTACACGAGAGCCTGTTGCAGATACGGAAGCTGCGCCACTGACACTAGCCGTTCCTAACTGGATACGTGTTCCAGTAGCAGATACAGAAGCTGCTCCGCTAACACTCGCTGCCCCTTTGGCAACAAGCGTCCCAGCTACAGAAACAGATGCTGCGCCGCTAACGCTACCTGTTCCTAACTGGATACGTGTTCCAGTAGCAGATACAGACGCTGCGCCACTAGCACTCGCTGCGCCTTTGGCAACAAGTGCCCCAGTTACGGAGACAGATGCTGCCCCACTAACACTGGCTGCGCCTTTGGCAATAAGTGCCCCAGCTACGGAGACAGATGCTGCCCCACTAACACTCGCTGCCCCTTTAGCAATAAGTGCCCCGGCAACAGATACGGACGCTGCCCCACTAACACTCGCTGCCCCTTTTGCAACAAGTGCCCCTGCCACAGATACGGACGCTGCGCCACTAACACTGGACGCTCCGGGCTGGACTCGTGTTCCGGTTGCGGTTGCAGATGCCGCACCAGATACAGACCCCGCACCGCTGTGAACGGTGCCAGCACTAGGAAGTTCTGAAAACG